CAAATCAGGAAGAGTTAATAATGTAACAGATGGAGAATATATTACTGAAGTTAATAAATTTGCAAAAAATAGTAAAGATGTTTTTCTTAGTTCTAAAGATGATGATGAAACTTTCAATATGGATAAAAATAAAACAGATAAAGAAATGTTTTCTAAGCTTGCAGATATTTTTAATAAACATATATATTTGTATTGTCTTCATACTGGAGTTGAAAGTCCTTTGCATTTTGGAATTAACAAACAAAATTTTTCTACATTTTTTAAAGACAAAAAAGATTGTCCTGAAATATCGTCAAACATTACAGTCGATTCTATTTGTTTAAGAAAATACGAAAAAAATGAAGGAGGCTATTATTGGCCACATTATGATGCTAAGTCTTCAATTTACAGACTTCTTGCAGCTATAATTTATTTGAATGATGTTGAGTATGGCGGAGAAACAGAATTTCCTGTTTTAAAAAGAATGGTTGTTCCAAAACGTGGAAATTTAGTAATATTCCCTGCTAATTTTAATTATTGGCATTACGGAAGGTCTTCAACATCAGATAAATATATACTTATTACTCACGTGAGTAAATATCCAGAAGTTAAAAAAAACAATAAGGAGAAAGAATAATGGGAAGAGCAATAGACATGGAGAAAGATATTGATATGCTTAAAATAAAAGTTGAAAAGCTTGAAAATATAGTAAGAGGCATGAGCCATACTATGTCAAAAACAGAGCATATTGATATTATAGAAGAAACTAAAAAGGAGATAGCTGATGGCAAAGAAAAAGCCAACAATGAAGGAAATGGTAAAAGTAGTGTCAAACCTAATAAGCGAAAAACAAATACTACTACAAAGACTAGCAAATCTTGAATTTCTAGTTGATTGCTATTTTGAATTTAAAGATGAAAAAGGAGATGTGCAGAAATATGTCAAAGACCGCATTGACAAAATTAATAAAGACAGAGCTAGCAATAGTTCAAGTGACAACAGATAATAAAAAGTTTTTAGACGTAGGGGAAGCTTTATTACATGAAGTTGTGCTTGAGGAAAAAAGAAACAAACATAGGAGTTGGGAAAACATGAAACAAGAACTAGTAAACATAATACTAGAAGTTTTAAAGAAAAATAGATGGGGTATCTACTTTCAAAACGAACCAATGCAATCATTGCCTGTTAAAGATTCAGTATCAACTTTATATAAAGTTAATGAAGTTAATATAGATGAATTTGAAGAGGCTGTGAAAATGCAATTTGACAAAGAATCAGAAAGGAAGAATGAATGTCAAGAAAATCAGGCCAAAGACTCAGCGACAGACAACGAATTATCGAATGGTACAAAGAAGATGTCCAACGATATAAGTTGATGATTGGAGAGGAAACCGAATACGGGACAATAGTAACAGAAAGACTTATAAATAATATAGAAAATAGAATACAAGAGCTTGAGATTAAGGAGAAGCTAGATGATATTGAGAGGGAATTGTCTTGAAAAAGTAGACGAAATAACTCCTTTAAGTATTCAAACAGTAGTAACATCTCCCCCATATTGGGGATTGAGAGATTATGATAATGATGGTCAGTTAGGACAAGAATCATCACCAGAAAAATTTGTCTTTAATTTAACAAAATTATTTAGTAAAATTAGACCTGTTTTAAAAGACGATGGAACTGTTTGGGTTAATATAGGAGATACATTTTTTGGAGCTAAAGGTGGGCATTGCAATAGCGATAATAGTATTACCAATAATGATACTGGCTCTGAGTATAGGCAGAAAAGAAAAGCACCGCCAAAACACACATACCTTAAAGATGGAGACTTGTCAGGAGTGCCATGGATGTTTGCAAGAGAGATGCAAAAAGATGGATGGTATCTCAAGCAAGACATAATATGGCACAAACCAAATCCAATGCCAGAAGCCGTCAATAATAGATGTGTTAAATCACATGAATACATATTCCTTTTTACAAAAAAGAAGCAGTATTACTTTAATGCGGAGGCTATAAGCACTCCAAAACAAGATGGAAGTGGATATGTAAGAAAAGGTAGCGTATGGACTTTTAATACAGCTAGCCTTAGCGAAGCACACTTTGCGGTGTTTCCTGAAGACTTACCAGCCTATTGTATTAAGGCGGGAAGTAAAGAAGGAGATATAGTATTAGACCCTTTTATGGGTTCAGGTACTACTGCACTTGTTGCTCAAAAACTAGGAAGAAGATGGATTGGTATAGAACTAAATCCCGAATACATTGAAATAATAAAGCGAAGAACGGCTCAAACAGAGTTGTTTTAAGGAGAATAATGGAAATATTACCCTTTGACATAGAAGTCGAGGATTCTGTTCTAGGCTCTGTTATTCTATACGAAGAAGAATATGATAATGTGGTAAAGTATTTTACTGCTAAGAATGTTTTCTATCAAAAGAAAGCATATCTTCTTTGGAGAAGAATTACACAAATGAGAAAGAACAAAGAACTCGTAGATACAATGACGATTTGCACGTCAATAACAAGCGAAGATGCAACTAAAGGATTAACTAAATATTACGTAACTCAATGCACAGGAAATGCGGGTGCAAGAGGAAACGCAGGATTTTATGCTAATAAAATATATGAGAAATATTTATTAAGACAAGTAGTTGTGCAAGCAGAAAAAGTAAAAGAAGAAGCACTTTCAAATAGAGAGGATATGTATGATGTGATTGTAAATGCACATTCTTTATTTGGAGAACTCATAAATATAAGACCTACAAAAGTACAAGATATTGAAGATGTAATTACAGAAACAATAGATAGTATTAAAAATAAATCAGACAAACTTATAAAAACGGGTTATCCTAATATAGATAAATACTCAGGAGGATTAACTAGGGGAGAAATTACTATAATAGGTGGAAGGCCTGGGCATGGTAAAACTACAGTAATGATTAATCTATTAGCTAAAGCTATGGAGCAAGGGCAAAGAGCTATGTTTTTTAGTAGAGAGTTGCCAAATTCAGAGTTACTTAAAAAGATATTATGTTTAGAATCAGGAAAAATGTCTTATGGTATGGTTAGACAAAATGTATTTACTGACCATGATTTAAGTAATATGGAGGAAGCAATAGAACTTGTAAGAAAGAAATATTCTAAAGATAAGTTTTTAATGTTTGATAATATTAAAGACTTTTCGTTAGCTGCAAATGAGATAAAGAAATTTAAACCTGATATAATATTTGATGATTACATACAACTTATAGCTTGCGATGGTTATAAGGGAGAGAGGAGACTTCAAATAGAAAAGCTTGTTAACGATTATAAATGGTTAGCTAAAGAAACAGGTGCGGTTGTAGTATTAGCATCACAATTAAATAGATTCGTAGAAAGAGCTAATAATAGAGGTAAGGCATTAGAGCCTCAATTATCAGATTTAGCAGAAAGTGGTGCTATTGAACAAGTAGCCGAGAATGTATTCTTTAGTTATTATGACTATAAGGTCA